CTAGTGGTAATGACGGTTTCTGGATAGTCGTATACGTCAAGGTTGTTAGGGTCAGGTACGACAGTATACTTCTTGCGGTTAGCTTGTTGTGCTGTGCCGAAGTTCTCAGCAAAGTCCCAAGCCGTTGACACAAGCAGTGAGGATGGACGTACAGCTTCGTAGCCACTTACCTCGTCACCTGTGAATCCTGTTTCTGTCATACGAGAGTAGACAGCAATATAAGGTGCGTTCTTCTTGGTGACCAAATCCCCTACAAAGTCATAACCTGTCTCTGCGTAGCTTGAGTAGTTAGCACTACCCCAATCTAAGAAGCTAATGCTTGTAAAGGAACCCATGGCTATTTTGTTGTCAGAACCACGGCGACAGATAAGGATGATAGCTGGGTCACCTGTGTTAAACGTAGAGATCTGCGTAGATACAACATCATCACCAGCTGAGGTGACAACATCATCTGCACCACCGTTAGAAAGCACATCCAGTTCTAGGTTCTTAGCCCCATAGCCTGAGTAGAACGTAAGCCCTACAACAGAGTCAGTGTTGTTTGTCTGGTCTGATATACGCCACGGGTAGAAAGCCTGTAGAGGGATATCCAAGATAAGAAAGTTGTTTAGTTTAGCAGTAACAGCTTCGTCATCGTCAGGATAGGCCCAATAGATACGTTTGTTAATACTATCGTATGCAGCAGTTACCTTTAGTTTAGCATTGGAGTCAATCTTATCCCAATAGCTTTGGATAGTAGGGATCGTCAGGTTCTGCTCTTGACCCTGACCTGACACTGAGTCAGTCTGTAGGGTGTGTATACCAAAGCGTGACCACCAAAAGGGAACACCCTCAGCTTCTACAAAAGAGTCTGCGTTAAGGATACCAATACGAGAAACACGGTTGATTGAGTAGGCAGCTGCTGAGAAGATACCGTCGATACCAATGATCTGCCACACGCCATTCTCAGCGAATACAAACAAGGAGGACTGGTACGAGTATAGCTTTTGTATTTTAATTGCGTCAGGTATCTTAATCTCACCACCATCTGTATCGTACAAGTCTGAAATAAACTCAGATGTTGGGTCGTTACGCTGGTGACAAAGGCCTAGATCATTTACGGTATCTGCAAGCCTAGAGAAAAGAATAGTACCTGCGTTCTTAGCACTCTCTAAGCCAGCGTAGAACACACGACCAGCGAAAGATTCTACACAAGTAAATCGTGAGTCTTCTGTTTCAGTTGTTAAGCCTGAACGCTGCTTATTAAAGAAGTCAAGGATAAAGTGACCGTTACCCGTTAAGGTAGTACCACCATAAACTTTATTGAACTCAGTTTCACTGTAGTTATCATCTACGTCTTTACCTGCATACCAAGGATGTGTAAGTCTTTTAGTTAAATCAGATGGCGCACCGTTTCCTGAGGCCCAACCTGTGTTCTTTGCATCGTACTGTCGAGCATTAGAAGGGCTGCTATTGTCCGAGTAGTAGGTTGATGTATCCCCTTGCCACTCAAAGTCACGGGTCTCAAAGTCAATTGTAGAGACTGTAAAGGTGGAGTTAGTGTTATCGTACTCTACAGCGATTGTGTCAATAGCACCTGAGGAAACAACGAGGTTACCCTTAAGGCTTGTGAACTGGCACTTGACTGTCTCTGCTCCGGCGGAGCCTGTGTACTCATAGGTTGTAAGATCAATAGAGTTTGTTTCTATTTGGTTGGAGTAAGGTAGGTCAGCTTTATTGTAGAAGTAAAGGTTAGAACCCTTCTGCATAACCAAGAACTCAAGCTCTGCATTACCGCCTACGTTAACCCACTCACCTGTAGTAAGTAACTCTGTGTCTGACAAAGTAAAAGAGGAGGGTGTATAGCTGTCCTCGAAAGATACCCCTAGGCGTCTACGGCGAGTACCATCACGGCGAAGGTCACAGTTCAACTCGTCTACTGACGCACCGTCAGGAAATGTAAGTTCAGCAGCCTCAGTAATAAGACCCTTGACAAAGTTGTTAACTGCTTTTTGACTTAGACTTTGCGGCATCTTTTACCTTCTTACGTTTCATGAAGTTCTCTGCGTATTCGTCACGCTTGATAGTTGAGGACTTACTCTTGTTTCTTAGGTAGTCACTTACTGCCTTCTGAGCCTTGGGGATACTTGAGTATCTACCGCTTAACTCCTTTGGCACTGATCCTGTGTTCACTGTAATGATAAAGAAACGATAACCACCTAACTCTTTTTCGATTGTTATCTCAGACTTTAGCTTGTCTGTCTTACACACACACCTCTGGTTTTCGGTGTCATGAAAGAAGTCTACCATTACTTTCTCCCGTAACTAGGTTTTACATTTGGTCTGGTTGTCTTGTATTGATCGTTCTGAACGTATGACTTAAGGCGTCTAGCCGCTTGGTCTACTTTGGGATCTGGGCCACCCTTAAATAAGGAGAAGCAAGTGGACTTAGCCTCTGCCAGAAGGTAAGGCATAAGTGTGTTATCCAGGTCTGGCTCAAACAAATCCGTTTGGCTAAACGTAGGGTAGCTAGAACCGAAGGCTCTGATCTTAGATGCCTGTAAACTACCATCCACAGAACTATCGTAAGCATTCATGATAAGGTGTTCGTCATCGAAGGAGGTGTAGTAAGAAGGTGCTTCACTTGATGACACAAAGAGATCTAGGTTACCTTCGTAAGTCTCCACCAACAGACCATCTTCATCCATGCGATCTAGGAATACTACTGGATCTACAAAAGGAATTACTTTGAAGTCTTTGTCTGCTGCTGTACCTACGTTGTACTCCACACGTTCAATGTGCTTGGTGTTTGTCGGGTACTTAAAGTGAGTAGGCTTGGCTGAGTCACCCATAGCTGTGAGGGTCATTAGCTTGTTATGCTCAGGGATCTCACGGGCAGCAATGATATTGTAGTAAGTGTCTTCTACTACAGAAGCAATCTGCTGTGCCTCAATGGTGTCAGATAGACTGTTGACAGACTCAGAGTCCATGTCGTTTAGTATGGACTGTACGATCTGTAGAAGTGTAGTTTTCATTACTCAGGCACTCCCATGATTGACATGAAGGCTGCTGCCACAAGAACGTCACAGGAGGATGAAGCCTTAATCTTAACCTCGAAGTAGTCGTTAGTAACAAGAGAAGTATAACCAGACACTGAGATAGAACCCCAAGAACCCGAGGAGATAGTCCGTATGGTACGAGAACCAGGAAGTTCCACACCATTCTTAAACAGGGCAAACTCTACATCACGGTTAGTTCCTGATGCTTGTTTAGAAGAAAGATTAAAAGATATGTGGGCTGCAATGCCCTCGGCACCTGTATACTTAAGTCTAGCGTTAGGAGATGTCTCACCTACAAAGCCGTTACTTTCTGCTACTACAAAAGTAGGGTTGAACACTGTATCTGTTGTTGTTGTTACATGAGTGTAAGCTGGTGTTGTTGCATCGAATGCAATGTATGCACCAATGAACCTGTGGTTCTCTACCCAAGAGCCTGAGCCAGCACCATCTGCAACGTACACGTTACCAGTACCAGCGGATGCAATACCCTTAGGTTCATGTAGGTATGGGTCTGTTAATGTTGAGTGGTTTACGTTAGCCATTGTAACTCCTATAGGGTATACTATCGCCCCTGCCAAGGTTTAATTTATTATACACTAACTAATAACTTGTGTCAATAGAAAAGTGAGGTGCCCCCGAAGGGACACCCCGTTAGTCTTACACGTTAGGGTTAGTTACGATTGTAACGATACCTTCTGGACGGTACTTCTTAACACCGTAACGAGCAGTAGTTACATACTCGTGACGCTGGAAGTCTTTGTTGTACTCGTAGTCCACCTCAGGCATTTGACGCCATGCACCCACGAATGGGTTAGCAGTCGCATCAGCAGAGAAGAACAAGTTAGCAACACCGTTTGTAGAGGAGAAGTCGTTAGCTGTTGTGCCATCTTTTTCCAAGAGGGCTGCGTCAGCAACATCGGACTTCAAGTAGTTGGATGTGTATACATCGAAGCCATAGACGTTGGCTACAAAACGCATACCAGTCGCAACACCATCACGAACAATACCTTCGAACATTGGGTTGTTTGATACGTTGACAATGTTAGTCAATGTGTTCAGCTGGTACTCAACCGATGGGTCAACAACAGCAACCAAGTTACGATCAGGTACATTGGATTTCTTCAAGGCGTAACGTGCCCATGCGAAGTCTTCCAGTTGCAGTACACCAGCGTTACCACCGGATACACGGTGAGCAACACCATCAAGTGTTTCTGCTGAGTTAGCTGTTACGCCGACTTCAGGAGAAGCAAAAGTAGTGGACTCGAAGTGCTCCATGATTGCACGTTCTTGCTCAGGAACGAAACGTGCCTCAAGCTGTGCGCTGTAGAAAGAGTCTTGTGCTGCTTTCTTGGTGATGTACGAACCTGATTGCAGGTACTTGTCCACAGTGAATTGGAACTCAGCTGTGTCCATAGGTACGTAGGCAACTTGTGCATCTTCTGTGTAGTCAGATACAGTTGTCTTACCGATGGTTGGGATAGTGAATGTGTCACCGTCTGGGAATCCATCAAGCATACGTACATAACGCTGTGCTTGCATTTCATCACGGAGGATGTCTTTAAGTTCTGAGGAGTATACCTCTGAACGGATTAAACGCTGTGTGTCAGCGTTGGAGGAGATCATACCAGCCATTGTGCTAGTCCTTTTCTAAGAGAGTTTTAAGTATTACCGAACCTATCGCCCATCTTCACTCTGTCTGCCATAAGCATCTGTTGTGTTTTTGGTTGATAGTATTCATTAGGATTCTCTCGGCGGAGCTTCTGGTAGTATGCCCAATTACGTTCTGCCGAGACTTGCATATTGACACCTTCAGTTCGTACCGAGCCTTGTACCATGGGATTAGTAAAAGTCTTAGGTGCTTCACCGATGAGTGTGAAGAAGGCGTTAGGGGACTCAGCAGCAATATCACGTAAACGATCCATTGACATACCTAGCTCTTCAGCTTTCTTCTGGACTACAGCTGCGGCTTCTGTGCCAAAGCTATCGACCAAACTCTTGTCAACCTGAGAGAGGTTGTGCTGTACTGTAGCATCCTTCTCACGCTGCGTAAGTGTCTTTTCAACAAGGCTCTTCAAGTGTTCCTCACTAAGGTTTCCAGTGGTGTTCTGTTCCTCAGTGTTACCGTTATTATCAGGCTCTCCAGTTTTCGCTGCGGTAGAATCAGCGGCCTTATTCTGGAGTTGTTCGAGAACCTGGGCTTGATACTCTTGCTTCTTCATATCCTCTCGCATTTGGGTTAACTGCTCTTCAAGAGTTTTAATGTAACCGTCTGCTTCAAGTTTACCTTTAGCTAAAGTCTCAGGGTCTTTCCAGTTCTCTCCCTTTGCCTCTACGAGCTTCTGTACATAAGATTCCTGTGGTGAGGCTTCTTGTGTTGTCTGCTCATTGGTCTGTTCGGTCTGTGTGGTTGCAGTCCCGTCAGTAAATACCATTGTTTATTCCTTGTCTAAGTTGATAAGATCAAGCACTTGGTTTAGTGCTCGGTTAAAACCAATCCGATCAGCCTGTTTGAATGCCCAAGACGGGCTGTCGTAGTCGGCTGTTGGTGGTGTGTCCTTGAGCATAGGCTCTAGGATTTCTTTGAGACGATCTAGGCTTTCCCTATTTGACAAGATGGTTTGCTTTACCTTGGCCTTGTCATCCTTCGTCTTACATTCTTTATACCATGCGGCTTTCATTATAGTCCTTGCTCAATAGCAATCTGCTGCTCTTCTTCGAACTGAACCTGAGCTTCTGTTGCAATCCTCTGGGTTTCCATTTGCTCAACTACAGTCACGTTCTCGCTGAATAGTGCTGGTTCACCTAACTCGTCTGCAAGCAAACGTGCAAACTCTTTACCTGACAAGTGAGCAGCCATGGTAGGATCTGACAACTTAAGCTGATAGAGTTGGGTAAGGCTCTGCACACGGTTAGCACGTTCAGCAAAGTGACGAGCACCCATAGGAACAATCTTACCGTTACCCTTGATGTCTTCCTTGGTGATCTGCTCAAAGAAAGTGACACCTGTGTCTTCGTTAAGTACACGGATCGTATCTGCATAGTCCATGTTACGTCGAGCAGCTGAGAGCATAGCGTTAAGGATTGGCTCAAGAAACACACGTTCAAAGTGTGCTGTCTTGTGTTGGAAGATACGACCAGCAGCTGTCATAAGCTGGTTAACCTCAAAGGCTGTCTTCTCACCAGCACTACGGATACCCATAGCCTCACGAGGAGCACCTGCAAGCATCTCCATTTTGTTCTCTAGGTTCTGGATCTGGAAGTCAGCGTTAAGGGCTGTAGAGTCTGGTGCTAGGTAACCTACGTCACCTTCTTCACCTAGGTAAATACGAGAGCCGGGTTCAAAGTCGAAGTCTTCTACATCCCCACGGATCTTCATGATAGGGTAGGCAATCTGATCGAACACATCTGCCTTGAGGTTCTCCAGGTGGTCAATGCGATACTGCATACCTACGAGGTTGTCCAGTGGTCCCATGGCGTACAGGTTGTCAGGACGTTCACGCCAACCAGCATGGAACACAGCAGCCTTACCTAGCCAGCTAGGGTTCTGTTCATTCATGAGAACGTAGGCTCTATCAACAACAGTAATGACACGGTTCTTGTGGAAGACGCCGCTCTCTGAGTCGTAGATGTCTCCGTAGAATGTAAGAAGCTCTACGTAGTTTGACTCATAGTACTCTTGGATGGTAGCAAAACCATCTGCAATAAAGCCTTGGGACTTTGACACATCAATGTCGTTACCTGAAGCGTGAGCACGGTTCCCTAGCATCTTCTCTAGGATCTGGCCCATGTATGCGTTGTCTACTGATTCTTCTACCTTACGGGCTACCTCACCGAGTGTGATAACAGACCGAATGATCTTAGGGCTTTCAGAGAAGGACGGAGCCACAGGATTAAAGCATACGTCAAAGGGGCTAAGGCGTACCAGCTTAGGGCCAACGTAGTTAACGACACGTTCTCCTGTGTCCTCATACTCAGTGTAGTCCTTGACAAACTCTACAGTAGCAAAGCAGTTACCGTACTGGATGTAATCGTTGATGAGCTTGCTGGTGGTGTTCTCGAAGTCAGACTGACGGATCTTGTTCTGCATGTAAGCCTGGATCGTGACTGGGAAAC